CCTATGAACTGCACGGCAGCATTACGGCCGCGGCCGATGAGGCTGGAAGCCAGCGCACCTTGCACTATCGCTGGCTCGATAATCCGGAGTACAAGGCCGCATTTGAGCAGGCCGAGGAAAACGCATGCCAGGCGGTTGACCGTGAGATCCGCCGGCGCGCGGTCGAGGGAATCGAGGAGCCGGTCGTCTATCAGGGCAGGATTTCCTACGAGAGGGTTCGCGTCGGCAAGAAGTACGTTAAGAAGCCCGTCACGATCAACCGCAAGTCGGACATCCTGCTGATGTTTTATGCGAAGTCGAAGCGGCCGAACGTATACCGCGACAACGCCAAGGTCGAGCTGGAACTCAGCGTGCCGCTCATCGAGGCACTGAAGGAAGGCCGCAAACGGTTGCTCGAAGAGAATGAGCGCAGCAGTAGCGACAATATCACCGGATCTTGAGCTGGCGGACTTCGTCGCGCAGTTCTACGGCGACCCGCTCCGGTTCGTCATCGGCTGTTACCCGTGGGGCAAGGCCGGCGGCCCGCTCGAGCACAGTAAGGGACCAGACGCACTACAGCGTGAGTTTCTCGTGTCACTCGGCAAAGAGGTCAAAAGTAGACATTTCGATGGAAAAAATCCCGTCGCTCCGATCCGCATGGCCGAGTCATCCGGGCACGGCACGGGCAAGTCATCGATGGGTGCCTGGCTCGCTGCATGGATCCTTAGCACGCGGCCGGGCTCGGTCGGAACGGTGACAGCCGGCACCGCCACGCAGCTCGAGGAGCGCACCTGGGCAGCGATTACCTGGTGGACCAAGTTATGCATCACCAGTCACTGGTTCGATTTTCAGGCCCGCGGCATCTATGCGAAGACCGACCCAGAGAACTGGAAGATTGTCGCACAGACCTGCAAGGAAGAGAACGCGCAGAGTTTCGCCGGCCAGCACTCGCGCACGTCTACGTCCTGGTATCTGTTCGACGAGGCCTCGACGGTGCCTGATGGCATCTGGAAAGTGGCCTATGGCGGCCTGACGGACGGCGAGCCGATGATGTTCGCGTGGGGGCAGCCCGAGCGCAATACGGGGCAGTTCTACGAGATTTGCTTCGGCCGCGAGCGCGACCGCTGGAATCACCGCACGGTGGACAGCCGGGCGAGTGCGTTCACCAACAAGGAGCTCATCAACGAGTGGCTGAGGGACTACGGCGAAGATAGCGACTGGTCGCGGGTTCGCATATTCGGGCTTCCGCCGCGGGCCAATGAGCTGCAGTACATCGACAAGCAGCGCATCGCCGACGCGCAGCGCAGGACCGTTCAGCCGCTCGAGACCGAGCCCCTCATAGCCGGCGTCGACGTGAGCGGAGGCGGCGCCGCATGGAACGTGATACGGTTTCGCCGCGGCCTCGACGCGCGCAGCATCCGCCCCATACGCATACCGGGCGAGCAGGGCAGGGACCGGGAGATGCTGATCACCAAGTGCGCAGACCTGCTAGCCGACCGCACGGCAGAGCGCAGGATCTCGGCGATGTTCATTGACTCCGCGTTCGGCGCTCCGGTCGCCGAACGGCTGCGCGTGCTCGGATACCAAAACGTCCACGAGGTCAACTTCGGCGGCCATGCACCGGATCAACACGAGGCCAACATGCGCGCCTATATGTACCGCCAGGTGAAGGACTGGCTGCAGCGGGGCGCAATCGATGCGGGCGACGAGCGGCTCGCTATCGACCTGAGCACGCCCGGCTATCACATCAACACCAGCGGCAAGCTCGTGATCGAGAGCAAGGAACAGGTCGTGAAGCGGCTGGGGCGCAGCCCGGACGATGCCGACGCGCTAGCGCTCACGTTTGCGCGTGCCGTGGCGCCCGAGGAGCCGGAGTATCACGCGCCGCCGCGGTACCGCGGGGCGGATTCTTGGATGGGGTTTTAGGCTATGACGAATACATCGCGTCGCATTGAGGAGTTGACATTTCAGTTGAACATCCTCGATGCACTGATCGGCATCGCTCGAGCCGCCCAACAGACATTGTTTGGCGGTATCGCCTCTATCCAGCTCCGGTTGGATGAGCACAGCAAGCGTCTCGACAGTGTTGCGAGTACTGGCAAGCACTCAATCGAGATCGCCACGGCATCGGAATCGGTGTTGCGTAACATCGTCAAGCTGCTTCTGGATTTGCAGGCGCCACCATCCGAGCAGGTTATGACCCCTATCTCTTATCTCGCGGCGGAAGTGGATAGGCTCAAACGCGAAATGCACGCGCGTAATGCACAGAATTTGCCAGTGAATCCGCCTAGCCCCAAGGTGGATGAGTGGTGGCTGCGTCCGAACGGGCGCGCGCCTCAGAGTACGAAGTAAAGGACGTAGGAGATAACATGCCCCTGAAATCCGGCAGTAGCCGCAAGACCATCAGCAGCAATATCAAGACGGAAATGGCTAGCGGAAAGCCGCAGGCCCAAGCGGTCGCGATCGCACTCAGCAAAGCAGGCAAGTCGAAGAAGAAGGCGAAATGATCGTTACGCTCCAGTTCGTACTTCTCATCCTTGCGGTCGTGTGCTTTCTTCTGGCAGCGCTCGGCGTATCGACGCCGCGGGGCAACCTGACGGCGGCCGGTCTGTTTTTCTGGAGTATCGCGGCAACGGTTGCGTTAGCACGATAGGCTCGTTCGTTCACCTTCGACCGTGGATCGGTGGGGGGCCGTTTTAGGCATTTTCGGCCCCCCACGCTTTTTGAACGCATGTGGGCTACAAGCGCGGTCTGCTGATTCTGGGCGGCCTGTTGAGCCTGATGCTGTTGTCGCTGAAATGTCATCGATAAATCTGGAGTTAGGCACGCCGGGTAACTGCGTCGAATTAGTAAAGGTGGAAACTGTCTGATGGACGCGAGGCGCAGATCGATGCCGGGTGCCTAAGAAAGCGCAGCTATGGCTAAAGCATACGTGCTTGAGTTTCCCGGCGGGAACCTGGCCGATAAGCGCGAGATCATCGACCGCTTGGTCCTGCCGCAAGCGTCCTGCGCCGGCGCCTGCGTGTTCGCCAAGTGGGCGGAAGCCGAACCTGAGAAGGGCCGGTTCAACTGGGCGGATATCGATCAACGGCTCACCACCTGGAAAGACGCCGGCAAGAAATGCGTGCTGATCACCTGGGGCATGGACTACGGCAACCCCAACCACTCGACGCCCGAGTGGGTGAAGCAGGAACCGGATTACCAGTACGTCACCTGCGACACCTACGGCGACATGCCGATACCCTACGCGGGCGCATACAAGACTTACTACCGCAAGTTCATCAGCCAGACGCTGGCCCGTTACGGGAGCGCAGTGCAGCGCATCGATTCCATCCGCTTCGGGTTGGGTCTCGGGGGCGAAACCTACCCGGCCTGCTACTACACGCTCAAAGGCGATATGTCCGCCGACGAGTTCGACCAGGTGTGGACAAGCTATATCAGCGAGACAACCGACTATATCGATACCTTCGAGCCCGAGGTCGTTCTCGATGCGGCCTGCAACGCCTACGGCGATCCTCCGCGCTTGCATGTCTGCGATTTCGAGGCGGCCGACGCCGCGGGGCGGGGCTGGAGCTTCGGTACGCAGGGCTTGCACTCTGACGACATTCGAAACCATGCCGCGGGCAAGCCGACCGGCGCCAACTGGCTGCAGAACTTCGCGCGCTACCGCCGCAGCCCGACGCACCTGCAGACCAAGAAGGCAACCGAGCCGGCAAGCGAGAACAATAACCTGCCGACGCTCGCGCGCTTCGCGCTCGAGCACGGCTGCGAGGCGTTTGAGATTTATCTCGAGGACTGGCGCATCGCTTACGACCCGGACTACGAGGGCTATGCCGAACACGGCGCGGCCTACCGGGACGCATTCGACGCCATCGCCGCATATTGATGAACCGTGCTGAAACGAAAGCCGGGGCGTAAGCCGCCGCAGGCCGCACCAACCAAACCCAAACCAAGGAGCAAACCAGTGAGTACTACGCAAGAGAAACCGAAGGAACCGCCGAAGGAACCGCCGAAGCCGCAGCAGGCCGCCGAGGCGCCCCCTCCCGAGCCGCCCAAGCCGCCGGTGAAGCGCCCGAAGCAAGTGCCGTTCACGGCGCAGTTCGAACGGCCGCCAGGCGGGCCTCCGGGCTCGCACAAGCCGACCGAGGAGGAGTTGATCGAGCAGGCGTACCTGATCCAGGACGATGTATCGTTCTACGTCTTCCGCGACGATGCGATGCGGCAGGGCTACGGTCAGATCGAGCAGAACTTCGAGGCCTACTGCAAGAAGCAGCCCTTGGGCTACGTGCCGCACCGTGTCAGGAACGTTGCGCCCAATAACATCTGGGGATACCCGGACGATACGCATCCGGCCGGCGTGCAGTGCGTGGTCGACAACCCGCAGCCTCTGCCGCCGGCGCTCGAGCAGTGGCAAATCGACGCGATCAACGACTGCGTGCCGGTGCAGGTCGTGGTGTTCGCCAAGCCGCCGGCGGTCTGAAAGTAAGCCGAGCTCGCAGTTTGCATGAAGCCCGTTAAATACGCCGACGTCGAGACCGAGATCGAGCACGTGCAGCCGGTCGGCAACCAGGTCCTGGTAAAACGGCTGCCGGACCTCGAGGCGCCGGCCGGCCTCACGCTACCCTCGAGCGCGACCGACTCCGACCGGCCGGGGATCCGCCGCGGCGTGGTGGTCGCGGTCGGGCCCGGCGATCGCATGCCGGACGGCTCGCGGCTCGAGCTCGAGCTGAAGCCCGGCGACGTCGTGGTCTACACGCGCGCGCCCTCGCTGGGCATTTCGATCAATGGGGCGGAGTATCAATTCTTGCGGTATCCGCAGCACACATACGCAATTTTGGAAGGAGAGAGTAATGCCTAAAAGAGAATTACTTGAAGTTTCCTATCGGCCGGCCAAGGGTGGCTTAATCAGCGAAACCCGCACCCGCACGCCCCGCGGCGGGCAGGGCGGAGGCCCGGACTTCGATCATGAGACCGAGCAGGCCGTTCATAAGAACCTTAAGCACGCTCAGGCGCATCTGGCGAAGTGCATGGGCGGAGGCGCAGAGCCCGACGAGCACTAATCGAGTCGCTCGAGGTACGCTTTCATCGCGGCGACAATGGCATGCCGGCCCTCCCGTTCGCGCCTGTCGAGCTCGAGCATGCGCTGTTCGTTTTTGTCGCGCCAATCATCGAACTTGCGCATGAAGTCCTGTAATTCATCGGCGTTGACGCTGAGGGTTTCGAGAATGGTAGTAAGGGCAGCCAGCCGCTCATCGAGCGTCATTCGTAGAGGGTAACAAACACCATGGCAGGCCGGGCTGATTTAGCGATCTATCAAGGCGACGATTACGCTGCTACCGTCACCGTGTCTAATCCCGACGGTACCGCGGCCAACCTGGCCGGCTATGTCGCCGAGGCGCAGATCCGGGCCGTGCTGGGGGATACCTCGGCGAGCCCGGTCGCATCGCTCGCCTGCGCAATCAGCGGCAGCGTGGTCTCTTTATCGCTTACGCACGATCAGACCAAGGCCTTTACATCCGCGGGGTACGTTTGGGATCTGCAGCTTATCTCGCCTTCCGGCTGGATCACGACGATTCTCGCGGGCCAGGTCTGGGTGACGCTCGAGGTCACGAAGCTGTACTCGTTAACCGCACAGCAGGGGGTGCTCAAGCATGCCGGCAACACTGAGCCAACAGCCATCGTATAGCGCCACGCTCGGGGCGCCGCAGGCCTTTAACGCCTCGATCGGCACGTATGCGGTCTTGTCCGTTTTCGGGCGCGTGGGCGCGGTTGTGGCGCAGGCGGGCGATTACAGCGCTTCCCAGGTCGCCAACGCGGTCGATTCGTCGCAGGTTTACAGCAACCCGTCGTGGATCGGGAGCCTCGATTACAGCAAGATCACGGGCGTGCCGTCGAGC